AGTTATAACGGCACAAAAATATTCAATTGTTTAATATTCATAAGTTAAATTAAGGTTTTGTAAAAAAAGCTTTACTATGAAAGCTATCAAATTTATCATTATAAATATTCCTACCTCTTCTTCTTATGGGTTTTAGATCAAATTCATTAAAAACATATTCATATACATCTTTCAAAGCTTTAGACCCGATTCCATCATCTAAACTTTTATCTGTCAATATAGTACAGTTTTCCGTTAATTCCATTATCAAATCTATAAAAGCCAATTTAGACAGATAATCCGGACTGTCTGCTGGTATTTGTTCTATTATTTTATCAAATAAAGTAAGGTATAGATTAGAATCTGACGATGTAAGTCTTACTGATCCATTTAATATATCGTTTGTAAATTGATTACCAAAGATAGCTTCCAATTCTATGTTAAGGATGGTATTTTTCTTTATAGGTTTATAATCATCAAAATCTCCACTAGAAAAATTCAGCTTTTCTTTTTTTCTTATTATGTTCTTGTCTATCGTTAATTGCATTGTTCTAAGACTAAAAGATATGTTTGTCGACAACTTGTTTGTAGTGTTATTTAGACAGTGCATAGTTAAGAGGTAATCACCTATATTTTCTGAATCTGTTTCTTTAACTACATGAACCTTTTCTAAACTTAAATTATATTTTTTTAATCTGTAAATAGTTTCTTCGCTGTACAAATTCTTTATGTTGAAATTATGATAGAATAGGGGTATGGAAGTTATATCTACAAACTGAACCACTTCAAGATCAGTATTTTTTTCTTGGTCATTTAATTTACTTTTAAGAATTTCTAGGCTTGAAAAATCATCAAAAATGTTTTCCATGTCATAGAAAAACTTAAATCCATCCTCAGTCCTTATATAATTCAAAGAATCATATTTTTCACTGGATATTTCAAAATATTTGTTATTAGATACAGGCTGCAAACCTAGATTTTTTAAATCAAAGTCGTTCGGAGGGTACAAAACAAAAATGTAACTATCTGCTACTCCTTTATTGTAAAAATTCTCGAAAACCTGTACTAAATTTCTATTTTTGTAAAATCTAAAATCTGTCGGGTAAGAACTTGATGCTATTAAACAAGTTTCATAAAAATTGTCTAAATACCATTTACCAAAAATACTCATTGATGGAATTTCAGCAATGTGCTCCTTTGTTTCCGGGTCTAATCTGAATTTACACTCATAATGTTTTTTAAACACCATACTATCCAGATATCCTGTAACAACATCTGGCCAATCTTCTTTATCTTCATATTTAATCTCTCCATAAAAATCATCATAATCGAAACCTTTAGCTTCAGACAATTCTAAGTTTAAGGGTCTTCTGGTTATGTAATTAGGAAATTTTATGTCTTTGTTCATGACATTTTTTTCAGAAGCCATTAATTTGTATACCTTGTTTTTAACTTTGTTTTTTAGCTCGAAGAATGTCGGTATTATGTCTAAATCTCTAAAGGCAACATCTTTGATTCTTAAATCTTCATTGATGCTTTGATATAATAATTCCTTTTTTGTAAAGCAGAAACTTCCCTCTTCACCTTGGTTACACAAGAGTATATACAACCTGCACCACTCTTCATATAAAGATTGATTCAATGGAATTTTGGATAATATTCTGTCTCTCGATACTAACTCATCAAATTTTTTGTATACGTAGTTATTCTGAAATATATGTTTAAAAAATAAATGTATTTTGACAAAATTGGAACTCATGTTACAACCACATTTAATATCTATCTTTAATTTGGACAGAAAATCATTTAATTTCTTTTCATCCCATGCTATAGGTGTATTATTTACAAAATTGAAAAATGAGAAATCATTTTTAAACAATTCTTTCAAAGTATTTGTCAACCCTTCCTCCATAGTTTGAGCATGACTAGGATACAACCTGATGAAGTTAAGAGGGTTTTCTAAAACTTCCATTAAATTCCTTCTAGATACGGCTATGGCTTGATGCTCTTTACCTGAAAGCCATTTAGACAAAAAACTATCCCAGTCTTTGTTCGATTTTATAAACTCCGTAACTTCATTTAAGAAATTATTGTAATTAAAATCTTTACCACTAGAAAATAATTTTTCTAAATACAAATCCATAACATCATCAGGGATTTTTTCTGGGTTTACACCATAATTAACTAATTGGGTAATCGTAAGACTTTCAATAGGTTTATAATCTAGTTTGTTAGTTATACAATATTTTTTTAAAGCATTTTTTGTCTTATAGTTTGTAGTATTTAATCCGTTATAAACATAGCAATTGTATATTTCTGAGCTAGAAAAATTGTCTACCACTTCTTTCCTTGTAACTGTCATTTCTGCATTAACATTCATTAGATTGTTCAACATTATGTCTTTAATGTCAGGTTCGTCTGTATAAAAACTATCTGACATATTTTTGATACTGATATTTAATAAATTCAGCAGAGTCTCAACTTTGTTTCCTGAAATTTCATATAAACCAGCTTTTATATAGGAGACTTCTCCTGACAAAGGAAAACCCAATCCATTGAATGAGTTGTAAACAGGAAATAAAATTGTATCTACAGAATCAATCTTATCACATATCAGATTATCCAAATCGTCTTTGTTGAATCCTAAGTAGTTGAATCCACTAGGAAAATCAGCTTTAGATGAATATCTAAGATTTAAATCTAACATCTCACAGGTTGCTAAAATATTTTCCCAGTCCTCAAGAGTTAAATCATCATCAATGCTGTACAAAGTAGATTGAGTTATCACACCATATTCTATGGTTAGTAGTAACTCATTCGATCTGATTTTGAACAACAATAAACCTTGTCCTACCCAATTACCGCCTTGTTTAAATTGTTCTTTAACCCACATGAAACAGAAAGGTAAAACAAGATCTTTATCTACAGGTATCGAATTTTCTTTCATGTATAATAGTCTCAAATCAGTACTCAAATATCTATTATACTTTTTTTGTTCATCAAGAATGAATTGGCCGTAGTAGTCACTAACATTCACATTAGTAGCTTTATGGAATACAGAAATCAATTCACTATCTTCCAGTGAATGTTTTAAAGTAATCAACTCCTTTGCAAATGTTAGGTGACTAATTTGCTGTACGGTCAACAAACCTCTAAAGGATTTTTTTATATTCGTAGTTTTATAATCCGCATATATTTTCGAGAACTGTTTCATATAGCAACTGTTGTCTTGTATTAAAACCATGATATCCATGTAACTTTTAATACTTCTAACTTTAGTACCTGTATAACTGTAAAAATTTAAATTAACTGTGTTAATTTTGTTTAAAAATCTAGCGTACTGTATAAAACTATGGAAGTTTATTTTATTTATTTCCTCCTCTGACATTTTCATATATTTTTTTATATTGTTCTTTATATTAATTTTATTACTAATTAAATTCACATTTGATCCTGTTAGGAAATAATCTTTATTATCAGAGAAGTAAGTCAATTCTAAATTTCCTTTAAAATCAAACAAATGATTTCTGAGGTTCATATCTATATTGCAAGGTTTGCAAGTGTGATTTGCAGGAGTTACACTTATTTCCTCTGCCAAATTATTTGAAAGATAATCATATATAGCAGTACCCTCTCCCAAAGCAGCTGACATTATAATATTTACTTTTCCGTAACTATTTTTCATCTTCTCTTTCATCATGTTGAAAATTTTAATGTCTACCCCTGCACTTGAAGAAGCCCTAAGAGTTTCCATCAATGTTATTATATCTTTAACTCTAAGCAACCCTAAGCTGGTTTTTATGCATGTAGCTGTAGAAGATATCATACACCTCAATACTCTTCTAGTATTGCTAGTATATGATATAGAAGCTCTAAATTCTAAACTTTTTAAAAGATTATTGTAGAATATTGGATATAAGCTGCTGTTGTTTAATTTGGTATTCTTCAATATCTCATTTTCTGTTAATTCTCCATACAGTTTTCTTATCCATTCTGAATGTTTTTTTATTGATGGTTTGTTGTACAAAGGATTTATAGGAGTAAACCCTGAGTTTTTAATAAAATCATATTGTCCATCACTCATCATGTGTACAACTGAATTGTAATAAAACCATTCTTTTTCATTATGCTTGAATAATCTCACATTGTCTGACATACCTCCTGTTAAAAGAACCAATGCAGGGTGACTGAATAATCCACCAAAAGCAGAAACAGGTCTGAGACTGCTTTCTTCAATATGATAAAACCTATTGACCATGCTAGAGTAACAACGCATATTGAAGAAAGATTCTGAAAACACACCACCCATGCTTATCAATTCTATAGCTTTCCCATAGCCTTGACTAACATCACTAGCATAACCTTCCAATGTAGGCTTAAAACTCATATTGGAAAAGAATTTAGGTGTTAAAGAAAGTAATCTTCTCTTCATATATAAAATTGATAATAATTCTAGATAATTTTTGCTAACCACACTTTTTTTGACGGATAAGAGGTGATTTACACTTCTCAAACTATTTTCATAATATAATATAGAATAATCTAAGATGTCATTCATTAAACCTTCATCATTTATACTTTCTATTTGCAATCTTCCTGCACTGTCATCAGAATGGGCTTTCATATCAAAAGAGATTTGAACGCCATGCTTAGTATAAACTTTGTCACAAATTTCATTACATGTTTTCAACTGATTTATTGCATGCATAAAAGAAGACATGTAATTAAATATACCCATAACGAAACTGTAAGGCATATTAAACTTTGCTGTCTCTAGCTCTTCTACAGGTTTAAAGTACTTCTCAACATATTTTTTATTTTTTTCATTACCTTTGAATATTTTCCAAGCTCCTTTAGAAACTACTACTTCTTTCTCGAAATAGATTTTAGTTACATACAACATGAGAGTTATGAAAGTTTCAGGAAGTACCTCAGACATTCCTAATACCATGTACATATATTTCAAGAACATAGCCATGGGACCCCATTTTGCACAATCTAATGTCAAATAGTAACTAACACTAGCATGTGTTAAACTCTGTTTGGGAAATAACTCTCTATGTATTCTACTCAATCTCTTAGATGAAGGAACGGATATCAATTCATTTTCTATTCTCTTGCACAAAAAAGACATGAGTTTTTCTATTGGCTGCAATAATAATTTAGTTTTCATTGTCATCACATAGATTTGCCTTCCACCTTTCCATTGTACTTTGTCAACTTCATGGAACATCATTAAATAGTCAGAATATTCATTTATCTTTTGTAAATTATCTTTATTCAGCTCTTTAATCATTTGAGCCTTCTTGATATCAGGAATATTTGAATCCATTATGTTTTTTATTTTTTTAACTATTTCTTCATTTTCTACATCTTTTAATAATTCTTGCATTACCACTTCATAACCTTTCCTTCCAAAAAAAGAATTTTCACCTTTTTCCAATCTGTCTGATCTCATTCCTGCCTCAGTTATTATGTCTGTCCAGCTGCTAGTCATTATCTTCGACCATTCTGTGCTGATGGAAGGTACTAAATTCTTACTTTTAATATAGTTGTTAGCATATTTCCCTATATCGAATGCATGTACAGGATCGAAGTAAAATTCATTGTCATAAATATCGTTTTCATTTGTCTTTTTAAGCTGTTCCATAACGGATTTAAAATCCTTAGCCATGTTCATTTTTTGATCATATTTCTCATGACTCTTCATGACACTTGACATATTTATAGATTGTTCAACTTGTTGATTATAAGGGGCCTTTGTCATACTGTAAGTACAATAGATTACATAAATGAAATCAGTTTGACAATCGATTTTACAATGTTTGTTTAAAGGGTTTGTTATGGAACCTTTAAAATTTGAATTCACAAACTCTTCTATTTCTTTTGTGTACGGCAAAAAACTACCTTTGAAGCATTCTCTCAAAAACAGTTGTAAGGCATCTTTAGGTATATGAGACATATCTTCAGCTAAATCAACCAAACTGCTATGAGTACCCAATGTGTTAACTAATGGATATCTGATGTTACCTAGATTGGCTTCAGTAGATCTTCTGTTGTTAAAAGCTAACAGAACAGGCATCATAGCAGATGACATATCTTTAGAAATTTCAGCAGATTTTCTTGTAAAGTAATTACAGTATAGAGAACATATCTTATAGTTAAAGAACATATTATCTGTTAAAACATTTTCATTCAAAATAGACCAAGGTGTTATGCAATAGAAATTTTGTTTATGATTTACAAATTGATAACTGCTACCCAGAATTTTTATATAATTTCTGAAGAAAGAAGGCACAGGATAGATAAGCCTAAATTGTCTAGAAGCTTTATTTTTATGAATGTTTGTTCCCCCTCTAACGATCAAAAGGGTATTAAGATTGTTTAAGTTTGTGAATTGAAACATATTAGATCTATATGTTGTTTGAGACATGTACACTAAATTATAACACAGTGAAGATATGAATTCAGCCAAATAGCATAGTGTAGTCTTCTTGTACTCTTCAAAAGCTTCTTTGTGAAATTGCATCATACTCTCTTTCAATTTAGTCATATTAGAATCATCCATACCCAAATTCATTATATTATCTATATGCTTTATTTCTTTGACATCAGTTTTGTTCAGAAAGAAACTTGTAGTTTCATTGACTAGGTTAGAAGACAGATTGTAGTCAGAAACATCTGCACCTCTAGTGATACTAGATTTTGTTTTATCTCTCCAGGTGTTAGAAACAATTTCATTAACATCATTCAAATTCCTTACTACCAATACGTTTTGATCAGATCTAGAAGTTGAATTAATAAAGTTATAATTTCTTATTTCATTGGCTAGATGTTTTTGCTTATTCATGTATTCAAAGTATTCTTCTGTTTTATATAGATCTTCAGTGTCATGATTTTTTAATAAATAAAATCTGATGTTCTCCCTATTTTCTTTGAGAGCATTTTGTAGATGCATAGGTAATTCTTTTTTTACTTGTGTCTTATGAAATTTGTTACCCCATAATTCTAATAGTTTCAATAGTGGAGGGTCCGATTGTTTCAATAGACTCTCATACAAAGACTCATCAATGAATCCTGAAAAACTTTTATCTCCTGCTGGGACAAGATTAGCTTGATCCACTATAGGCATTGTGGTAAACTGTTTATAATGGATCTCTTGTATTTTTTTATCATTTTCTACATCACAAGTTATTAATTTGTTTCGAAATTCTTCCAAAGATGATTCTGTGCATTTTTTATTCACCATCATTTTAACACTATTGTTCTTTTCAAAATCTAATCTAGGGAAATTTGGTATATCTAACTCGTAACTTATTCTATTTTTTTGGAGTTTTTTATACAGTTCCAAGTCTATAGTGGTATCTATGAAAGGCTCTTTAATCTTGTGGAAAGCATTATATTCTAATTTGTTTATATTTCTTGATTCTTGATAAAATGTAAAAGGTCTCATTTCATTGACTGAAATCAAATTATCTTGCTTCCCTGATTGTATAAAAGAAAAATTAAAAACTGTTAACAATTTGTCATTTAATAGAGAATTCAGTATTATTTTATTGCTTATACCTGAGTCTTTGTCTTTAACGACACTAATTTTATTATTCCTCTGGATAAGTACCACTTTTTCAAAAAGCCTACTGTCTAATCTATTAATTAACTGTTTCTTATGTATTTTTAACATCTTTAAGAAAGAGGAATTTACAGAAACTACAACATCGGGTCTAGATTTTGTTTCTTTCAATCCTTCCGATTTAATTTCATCCAGTAAGATTTTAGCTTCAGATATTATATGATCATTAAAATCTCTTGTAAAACCTGAACCTACCACTAAATGTGTAACATCATCATTAAAATCCAAACTAGGCATAAATTCTCTTAAATTGTTGAGAAGTATCTCAAATATATTTCTCTTCTTCTTACCTAATTTTTCTAACTCATTTACAGATGCATACATGTTATTCATATAATCCTTTGAATTGACAAATAAAACTTTGTATACCACATTGTAATTCTTTGAGATAAGCTGAGATATCTCATTCTTGTACCTAGAGTCTTCATTGCTTGTACCCTTTTGAAACACTGTCTTATCAAGATTATTTGATACTTGAGTTTCAACAATAAGAATATCATTCCCTGATACAAATATGTTATCCGGTGTTTTCTCACTTGTCATAAAATCAAAAACATCAGAGAATCTCATATCTGTATCCATTTTTACAGATTCATTAAACTCAAGCAAGAATATCGTGTTAATAATATCATGTCTCATCTTTATGAAAGAGTCCAAACAGTACAGATATTTTGCTTTGAAATTTTCATCATTTGTGCTATAATATTCGTTTTTGTGATTAAATAAGAAGTATCCGAAACTGGAAAGCATGTCGCAAACGCATTTAAAATTGTTGAGGTTTATATTGACAGAATATAGATAAGTTTTATAATTACAAGCAAGATCTATACTCTCGAAAGTTACACCCTCTATCACCTGTACATGAGTTTTACATATGCAGTTAACAAAATCATGATCCAATTCTGTATCATCTCTTTTAAATTGAACTATGTCT